ATGGAATTTCAATCCCTCAGTGCCAAACAGAAGTTAGCGCTGAGCTGGTGGAATCAGAAGGCCTATAAGCATCACGACGCCATCATCTGCGACGGGGCGGTCCGCTCCGGCAAGACCGTTGCCATGACCGCAGGGTTTTTACTTTGGTCCATGACGACCTTTGACGGTCAGGCCTTCGGTATCTGCGGGCGGACCGTGTCCAGCCTGCGGCGGAATGTGATCCGCAATTTACAGGATTGGGTGGGGGACCTGTTCGTCATTCGGGAGAGCCTTTCCCAGAGCATGATCACCGTGATCCGTGGAGACCACCGCAACGACTACTATCTCTTTGGCGGTCAGGACGAAAGCTCCTACAAGGTCATTCAGGGCATGACTCTGGCGGGGATCTTCCTGGATGAGGTGGCGCTGATGCCGCGGTCCTTTGTGGAGCAGGCCTGCGCCCGGTGCAGTGTGGAGGGTGCGAAATTCTGGTTTAACTGCAACCCCGAAGGACCGGAGCACTGGTTCTACAAAAACTGGATCTGCAGGTGCGCCGAAAAGAACGCCCTGAGGTTACATTTTGACATGTTGGACAATCCGGGGCTGTCGAAAAATGTCTATAAAAAATACTTGACAAGCTTCACCGGGGTGTTCTACAAGCGGTATATTTTGGGTCAGTGGGTGGCTGCGGAGGGACTAATTTACGATTTTGGCCCGGAAAACATTGCAAAACCCCCGGAAAAGCCGGGGCGGTACTACATTTCCGTGGACTACGGCACCATGAATCCCTTTTCGGCGGGCCTTTGGTGGGTGGGACAAAGAGCTATACGAATTGACGAGTTTTACCATGACGGCAGGCAGCAGGGCAGTCTTACTGACGAGGAATATTACGAGGCATTGGTGGCTCTGGCGGGCGATTATCCTATTGAGTACATCGTCATCGACCCTTCGGCGGCTTCCCTCATCACCCTGATCCGGCGGCGTGGGCGGTTTTCCGTCCGCAAGGCGAAAAATGCGGTGGTGCCCGGTATCCGGCTGGTTTGTTCTCTTTTAAAAAGCGGTAAGTTAGCCGTTTGCGCCAATTGCAGGGACACCATCCGGGAGTTCGGCCTGTACCGCTGGAGCGAGGAGGGGGACGTGCCGGTGAAGGAGCACGATCATGCCATGGACGATGTAAGGTATTTCTGCATGGCGGTGATGAACAGAAATTGATAATGGAAAATGGATAATTGATAATGAATTTTCAATTGTCAATTATCAATTATCAATTAAAAAAAGGAGGTTTATTTTGGATATTTATGATTTGGAGGCGGCGTTTGGGGCGGTGGATGTTACCACCGAGGCCATGCGAAGCGCTATTTCGGAGTGGTTTGCGGCCTACTATGACCGGGCATCCACCGACGACAGTGATCCCTGTCAGCGGGTGGCTTACACGGTGGTGGGCAAGCTCATCAAGACCATTTTCGGTGAGTATGCCCCCACGGCGGACAAGGGCTTGGGCAAGCAGGTTTTGGCGGCTCTGGAGCCGGTGAAGGAGGAGGCGGTACAGCTGGCTTTGGTGGGTGGCGAATGCTATCTGCGACCGGTGCTGCAAAATGGGCAGCTGTGTTTTCTGACGGTGCCCAGGGACCGCATTCTGATCTTTGCAAGAGATATGCAGGGCGTGCCCACCGACGTGGGCTGCGCCGCCCGCATTCGGCGGGGGGATCGGTATTTCACCCTGTTGGAGCGGCGGACTGTGGACAGTCGGGGGTATTTGACGGTGAAAAATCAGCTGTTTGCCTCCAGACGGTCCGATGCACTGGGAAATCCTGTGGCCCTGAGCAGTCTGCCGGAGTATGAAAAGCTGTCTGCGGCCTACACCTACGCAAAACCGGTGGGTTCTGTGGGGCTGGTGCGGCTGAAGACCCCCATGCTCAACTGCGTGGACGGGTCAGCTGACGGGGTCAGCGTTTACAGTGCGGCCATGGGACTCATCCGGGCGGTGGACGAAAACGAGGCCATGCTCCGGGGCGAGTTTCAGCGGGGGCAGAGCCGCATTTTAGTGTCCCGGGATCTGCTGGATCGGGACAAAAAGCTGAGCGATCACCTGTTTGTGGGCCTGGACGAAGACCCGGACCGGGTGGGCATCACCGTCTTTGCGCCCCAGCTGCGGCAGCAGGCCTTTTTGGAGCGAAAGCAGGAGTATCTGCGGAACATCGAGTCGGTGGTTGGCCTGAAAAGGGGAATGCTTTCCAACATCAGCGAAAGCCACCGCACCGCCACGGAGATCGCAGCCTCTGCCGGTGACTTCAACCTGACGGTCATGGACTTTCAGCGGATGTGGGTCACGGCCCTGCAGGATGCGCTGCAGCTTTGCGGTGTTTTAGCACAGCTTTACAGCCTGCCGGAGCAGGAACCGGGCACCATTTCCGTGGATTGGGGCAACGGCGTGCTTTACGACGAGGATGCCCAGTGGGAGACCTATCGGCTTATGGTGGCTGACGGTCTCCTGAGACCGGAAATTGCATTGGCCTGGCGGTTTAATCTGCCCATGCAGACGGAAGAGGACCTTGCGGCCATCCGCAAAAAATACATGCCGGAGGTGACAAATGGATAAGGAATATTTGTTGGAAATGGGGCTTTCGGAGGAGTCTGCAATGCAGATCCTTCAGACCCATGAAAAGGAAATTGCGGAGCTGAATTTCAGCTCTCAGCTTCGTGAGGCGGTTCGTGCCGCCGGCGGCAGAAGTCAGCGGGCCATCGGGGCAATGCTGGACCTGGATGCCATCAAAAACGACCAACAGCCTGAAAAGGCGCTGGAGCAGGCGCTGAAGCAGCTGAAGGCGGAGCATGGCTATCTGTTTGAGGACACAGTGCCCCCTTATGCCCATGATCCCGGAACCCGTCAGGGTCCGGCAATACAAAAGCCTGTGACATTGGCAGGCGCAATCAGACAAAAATACGAAAGGAAGTAAAACATTATGGCAATTACACTTATGGAAGCAAAGGTCGGCATGGCCGACAAGGTCGATCAGCAGATCGTGGATATGTTCCGCAGAAGCTCTTTTCTGCTGGACAACATGGTCTTTGACAACGTCATCAGCCCCGGTACCGGCGGCAGCACCCTGACCTACGGTTACATTCAGCTGAAGACCCCCTCCACTGCCGGTGTCCGTACTGTGGGTGCGGAGTATACCCCCGGCGAGGCCAAGCGGGAGCAGAAGACCACCGATGCCATCATCATGGGCGGCTCCTTCCAGGTGGACCGTGTGCTCCAGAACACCGCCGGTGCCGCCGACGAGCTGGCCTTCCAGGCGGAGCAGAAGATCAAGGCAACCGCCAACTATTTCCACAACCAGGTCATCAACGGCACCAAGGCCGGCGGCACCTTCGACGGCCTGAAGAAGCTGCTTTCCGGCACTGCCAACGAGATGTCCGCCACCGTGGAGCTGAGTTCCTCTGCGGCTCTGGATGAGAACTACAACGCCTTCTTAGACGAGATGGATGCCTTCCTGGCAACCCTGGACGGCGCACCCTCTGTGCTGCTGATGAACAGAGCCATGCTCATCAAGCTCCGCTCCATTGCCCGCCGGGCAGGCTACTACGAGCGCACCAAGGATGACTTTGGCCGCACCGTGGAGACCTACGCCGGCATCCCCATGGTGGACATGGGTAAGTTTTTTGACGGCACCGACACCAGGGACGTGGTGCCCACCGAAGGCGGCAAGACCTGCATCTACGCCGTTTGCCTGGGTCTGGACGGCTTCCACGGCATTTCTCCCCAGGGCGACGGTGTGATCACCTCCTACATGCCCGATCTGGAAGCCCCCGGTGCGGTGAAGACCGGCGAGGTGGAGCTGGTGGCCGGTGTGGCCCTGAAGAACACCCTGAAGGCGGCTGTTCTGAAGGACATCGTCATCGGAGCATAATATGGAGTACGGGTTTTACAGGGAGTCCTACATGGGCTCCCGGATCCCGGAGGCCGCCTTCCCGGAGTTTGTGGCCCGTGCCCGTGATGCACTGCGGCGCATTGAGGGCCGCTATACCGTAACCGGCGGCGAGGATGCAAGAAATATGGCCCTGTGCGCCATGGCCGAGGCCATTTACGACGCAACAGGCCGCCGTGGGGGCGTGGCCTCGGCAACCGCAGGTCCGGTGTCTGTGCGCTATGAGGGCCGTGACCGGTCCGTCTACGATGCGGCGGCCACCTATCTGGAAATTTACAGGGGAGTGGGTACATGAGCTTACTGCAGCAGACTGTCACCGTCTATCGGGGCGACGGTACCAGGCGGGTCGTGGAAAATTGTCAGCTTTGTGTGAAAAAGGCTCTGAAGACCGATCATTTGGGCACTGAAAACAAGGACCGGTTTACCCTCATCGTCCGTGGAGAGCAGGATCTGCGGCCCGGTGACCGCTTCATGGAGGGCATCGGTCCGGCTGAGGTGGACTTTAAAAGCCTTCTGCCGGAACGGGGGGCGTGCTATCGCATCGATTATGTGCAGCCCTTTTTCTGGAATGGGAAGGTCAGTCATATGGAGGCAGGTGGCGGCTATGGTACATAAAATCGTGGAATGGCTGCGGGCCTGCCCCCATGTGGAGGAGCTGACGGTGGGCACCCTGTCACCGGGTGTTGGCACCGGCCTCTTTCCCAAGGGGGTCACCAAGGTCAACCGGGATATTTTAGGGGGCAGCCGGGTGACTGCCTCGGTGCTGCTGCGGCACCGGGATCACCCGGACAGCACCTGGGCCGGGCAGCTGACCGATTGGGTGCTCTGCAATCCGCCGGAGGGCATGACCGTTACCCCCAAAGGCGGCAAGCTGTGCAGCCCCACCAGGGACGGGCTTGGTACATGGGAAGTGGAGCTGATCGTTGAGAATACGTAAGAACGATCGTTCTTTATTCTTTATTATCTATTCTTTATTATTTATTCTTTCAGTAAAGTGTCCGTTTATAAAGGCGGTAGGTTTAAAATGGTGCGTTTTTAACCCACTGCACACCGGTATTGCACCTGGTTCTTAAAGAATAAAGAAGAAAGAATAAAGAAGAAAGAATAATTATAAAAAAGAATAACTACAAAATGGAGGGAATGCATTCATGCATTCCGTGTTTCGGAACGTATACAGGAACTGCCGTAGGGCGGGGGCTTGCTCCCGCCGCATATGAGCCGGAAGCGACGTTGATGCCGCCATGCCGTCATGACATCGTGATAGCATGATAGCATCGTGGGGAACGGATCCTTCGACTCCGCTGCGCTCCGCTCAGGATGACAGGGTAGTCGGAACGCTAAAGCGCAGAACGCAGAGTGACGAGATACGAGTTGCGAGAAGCGAGATAGGGGACACAGGAAAAGGTTGAAACAACACAGAGAACCGTCCCCTGTGTTCAGAACGATCGTTCTTTATTCTTTATTATCTATTCTTTATTATTTATTCTTTCAGTAAAGTGCCCGTTTATAAAGGCGGTAGGTTTAAAATGGTGCGTTTTTAACCCGCTGCACACCGGTATTGCACCTGGTTCTTAAAGAATAAAGAAGAAAGAATAAAGAAGAAAGAATAATTATAAAAAAGAATAACTACAAAATGGAGGGAATTTATGAGAATCGAACGAAAGTATTTGGCCCATTATATTCAGCTGGGCGAGGGGAAGTATGTGCGGCTGGGGGAGGACCTGGAGGAATTTACCCCGGAAATGGCCGCCAATGTAGAGAAAAGCCGCAATATTTTGGGGGAAAACCGGGTGATGATCTCCGGCTATGAGAAGACTGCCTCGGTGGAGCCTGTTTATGCCCGGGAGGGCTCTGAGCTTTATAGCTACCTGCAGAATATCATTGACCTGTCCCTGGTTTTAGAGGAACTGAAAACCAAGGTGCTGGATGTGAAGCTGTGGTCCAGCGTGGACAATGTGACCTTCCCTGCGGTTGAGGAGGAGGCCTACATTGAGATCACCTCCTACGGTGGCGATCACAACGGCTACCGCATCGGCTTCAAGCTCCACTACACCGGCGTGAAAAAGCTGGGTGAGTTCAACGTTGAAACCACGACCTTTTCGGAGCTGGGCGCATGATGAAGCTGCAGATGGAATCGGTGGTGGAGGAGTTTCAGATCCCCGGCGGCGGTACACTCCGCTTTAATCCCGCCGACCCGGCCCTGTTTCTGCGGCTGGAGCAGCTGCAGGACCGGATCGCCGGGTTGGAGGGCAGCACCCCGGAGGAGCTGGACCGCAGTATGAAAAAACTGCTGGACGAGACCCTCGGTCCGGGCAACGACCTTCACAGTGCACTGGGCGGGGTCAGCCTTTTTGCAATCACCGGGGCGGGAAGCACCGTACTGGAGGCGCTGCTGGAGGCGCTGCTGCCCGTCCTGCGGGAGGGGGCGGAGCGATGCGCGGAGACCTGCTGAGGCTGTGGAGTTTGCCGGAAAGCCTGCCTGTGGGTGGACTGGAGCAGCCCATCCGGGCGGACTTCCGACAGGTGCTGCAGGTGCTTATGTGTCTGGAGGATGAGAGGCTTCCCCTCTTTGCCCGTTGGCGGAAGGCGTTGCGGCTGTTTTACTTAAATCCCATTGCCCCCGAACACAGACAGGAGGCTATGGAGCAGCTGTGCGGTTTTATTTCCTGTTACGGAAAGCCCCAACCCGGCCCGCGGCTCATGAGCTGGAGCCACGATGCCCAACTCATTGCCGCCCAGGTCAACCAGGTGGCGGGCTGTGAGGTGCGGCAGACGGAATTTCTCCACTGGTGGACCTTCTTGGGCTACTTCCACGCCATCGGCCCCGGTCCTTTCGCCCAGGTGGTGGCCATTCGGGAAAAGCGCCGCACCGGCAAGCCTCTGGATCAGGCCGAGCAGGAATTTTACAGTAAAAATGCGGCCATGATCCGTCTGCCCGACGGTGATCGGGCCCGGCAGGAAAAGCAGTATTTAGAGCAGCTGCTGAAGGGAGGTACAGATGGAACTGCAAATTGAAATTGAAGAAAACGGCAATCCCATTACCGCAGTGCTGGAGTCTGTTTCCAAGCTTGTGGGAAAGCTGGAGCTGGGGACAAGCGCAGCGCAGCTGACCAAGGCGGCCACCGCCGCAAAACGGAGCCTTATGAGCTTTGATAAGCTCAACCGTCTGAGCGCCTCTTCCTCCAAGGGCAGCAAAAAGGGCTCGATCTCCCAGCTTCTGGAGGCCCTAAAGGATCCCGATGCGGTAAATAATTTAAGCGGCCCGGTTGCCAATATTGTGAAGCTGTTTCACGCCCTGGGCGTGGAGTTCAAGTCCGCAGACGACAAGCTGTTCCTGCTCAAAAGCAGGCTCAGCCGCACGCCGGCCCTTTTGCAGCAGCTGACCGCTTCGGTGGTGGAGGTGGTAGCCGGGATCGTGAAGCTGCCACCTGCGGCCCAGCAGGCGGAAAGAGCCCTGGACGGCGTGGACGAAAGCGCCGTGTTCTCCACAGGACGGCTGGAGCTGCTGTCCGGCGCAGCTATCAAGGCGGCTTTGGGCTTAGAACAGGGCTTCAGCGGTACAGCAGACTTCTTCCAAAATCATGTGGCAGCGCCTCTGCAGCGGATCTTTGGAACGATGTTCGAGCCGCTGACCCCCAACGCCCAAAAGGCGGTGGAGGCCATGAAAACGGTGTTTGCCGGTGGCGCAGATGCCATTGAGACCACCTTCCGCAGCTCCTGGGAGCAGGTGCTGGCCGTCTTCGGCAAGACCGACAGCGGTGTTACGGGCCTTGCAAACAGTGTGGCCACCTCTATGAAAAACGCCATCAACCGCCTCATCGGCGGCATCAACACCGCCATTATCGAGCCCTTTTCCGGCCTTAACAGCGCCTTTTCCAAGCTCAGAAGCCTGACTGTTTTCGGCGTTCAGCCCTTTAAAAACCTGAATTTCAGCGTGGATATGCCTAATATTCCCTTGCTGGCCCGGGGCGCTGTGCTGCCTGCCAACAAGCCCTTTTTGGCCATGGTGGGCGACCAGAAGCACGGCACCAACGTGGAAGCGCCCCTTTCCACCATCCAGCAGGCGGTGGCCCAGGTCATGGCGGAGAATTTGGAGGCGGAAATGGCCGGTCACAACGCAACGGTTACCGTATTGCGGCAGATCTTAGAGGCGGTTTTGGGAATTTCTCTTTCTGAAGATGCTTTAGGCAGTGCGGTGGAGCGGTACACTGCCCGCCGTACCATGATGACAGGAGGTTTTTAAATGGATCTGTTTTTGATCGACGGGCAGCCCATGCTGATCCCGGACGAGGATGTGGAGGTCCGCTATGAGGATGTGGATGCTGCCGCCGCAGGCCGTGACGAAAGCGGCGTCATGCACCGCATTCCGGTGCGGCAGAATGTGTGCTCCTGGACCTTTTCCTATGACCGGCTCACCAGGGAGGAAAAGGCCTACATGGACAGCCTCTTTGCCGGCAAGGCCACCTTCCGGTTTACCTGCGACGGGGTAGAGAAGACCTGCTACCGCTCCGGTGTGACGGTGACCTGGCAAAACGCAAAAACCGGTCTGTGGCGTGGCTACGGCTTTACCATTATTGAATGTTAGGAGGGATGGGATGATCACAAAACTGATCCTGCCCGACGGCAGCACCATCTCCTCCGGCAGCACCGGTGAGGCAGCTGTGGCGGCTTTGCGGTACACCGCCGCAGTGACCGCCGGCCAGGAATTGGAGCCCGGTGGCTGCTGCGCCGCCATGGTGCGGCTGGAAATTTTAGGTCTGCCCCCCATTGAGAAGGGTATGGAGCTTGGGGTCTGCCGGGACCACAGCCTTTTGGGCTGCTTTACGGTGGAGAACACCCAGAAAACCGGCTACGGCATGACCGTCACCGCCTATGACCGGGTGACATTGCTGGACCGGGATCTGACAGGCTGGCTGGCAGAGCGGACCGAATGGCCTGTCAATTTGGGCGCGTTTGCAGGGGAAGTCTGCGCCGCCTGCGGTCTGGAGCTGGCGCAGGTACCGGAAACGGATTACGAGGTAGATAAATTTACCTTGTCCAGCGTTACCGGACGACAGCTGATGCAGTGGATCGGACAGGCTGCCGGCTGTTTTTGCAGAGCAAGGCCCGACGGGAAATTGGAGCTTGCCTGGTTTCAGCAGACCGATTGCAGCATTACGGAAAGCGGCGAAAGCTTTTACTATCAGGACAGCCTGCGGCTTGAAAGCTATGAGGTGCAGGAGGTACAGCAGGTGAAGCTGGTAAGGACCAGCGCCGATGTGGGGGTGGTGTGGCCCGCTGTCACCGGCCAGGTCAACACGCTGCTGATCCGGGCAAACCCCCTGCTGGCCGCCCAGACGACGGACAAGACCGAGCCTGTTGCCCGTGGGCTTTATGACCGGTTTTCCACCATCCGCTACACCCCCTGTACCGTGACGGTGAGGGAGGAGACCGGCATCCGGGCCGGGGATATCATTACGGTGGAAGGCAAAACGGTCTATGTTATGTCGGTGAATTTAGAGCAGGGCCGGCTGCAGATCAGCTGCACCGGCAGCGAAAAGCGCAGCGACAGCGCCACGGTTACCGTCAGCCAGAAGGAACTGACGGGCCGGGTGCTGGAGCTGGACACCCGCATAGACGGCCTCACCGCCGAAAATCGGGACAACGCCGGCAGGCTCAGCCGTTTGAGCATGACTGTGGACGGCCTTACGGCGGAGGTGTCCACCCAGCTGAGCCGGGAGCAGCAGCGGCTGAGTAAGTTAGAGCAGACCGCAGAGCGTTTGTCTTTACAGATCCGGCAGGTGGGGGCCCAGGTGGTGACGGACACCGGCTACACCTTCGATGCCGACGGCCTGCGGATCGCCCGGTCCGGTACGGAGATGGAAAACCGCTTAGATCACAGCGGTATGTACGTCTGCCGCGGAGACGAGACCATTTTGCAGGCCACGGGCCGGGGCGTGGTGGCAGTGGATGTGCAGGTGCGCAACTACCTCCACGTGGGCAGCCACGCCCGCTTTGAAGATTACGCAGGCAGAACCGCCTGTTTCTATATAGGAGATACGGTATGATAACCTTTGATATTGCAGGCACAGGGGGCTTTTCCGTGCAGGTGGAGCTGCAGGAGCAGGTGGATGCAGACAAAAACTGCTCGAACCTGACGGCAACCCTGTCCCTGATCTCATCCAAATGGCGGGGTGTGAACTACTGGATCAGCGGTCAGGTTACAGGACGCAAATTTTCCTCCAATTCCGACCATGTGTACATCGGTGCGGTCAATACCCCCACGGTGGTGGGAGAGCCCTGGAGCTTTACGGTGGACCATGAGCCCGACGGCACCGGCACGGTCACTGTGGACCTGTCCCTGCGGGGCTACACCGCCGACGGAAACTACGGCAGCGGCTGGAAAATTGAGGGAAGCAGAACCGTTGCCCTGACTCCGGTTGCCCTGGCATCCCAGCTTTCGGTGACGGAGGGGCCGGTATCCACCATTGCCATAGGTCGCAAAAACAGCAGCTACAGCCATATTTTACAGTATGAATTCGGGGCACTGCAGGGCTTTATTACCGACAGCGGCGCAGTCAGCAATGTGCCGGTGCTGTGCACCCAAACGGTGATCCCCTTTCCTGTCCCGGAGGACTTTTATCGGCAAATTCCTGATGCGGCCCAGGGGGTGTGCAAGCTGACCTGCATGACCATGGACGGGGATAAGCAGGTGGGCGTGGGGGTGGATGCCTTCTTTACGGTCACTGTGCCTCAAAGCTACAGCCCTGTTCTGACCCCCAATGTTGCGGACATCAACCCCGTAACGGTGGCCCTTACCGGGGACAGCACCAGGGGCGTGCGGTTTTTGTCAACATTCCGCTGTACCGCCCAGGCCCAGGGACAGTTAGGGGCCACGGTGGTCAGCGTTACCGTGGAGGGACAGCCTGTGCCGGCGGAGCTGGCGTATAAGGAAAAGCTCTGCTTCCGGGCCACCGACTCCAGAGGCTATGTGACCGAGGCGCTGGTTTCTCCGGAGGAAGTGCCCTATGTACTGCTGACGGTCAACGGCTCCTGCAGCCGCATAAGTCCCACCGATGACCGGGTGCTGCTTACGGTGCGGGGCAGCTGCTATCGGGGGGGATTCGGTAAGGGCGAAAACATCCTGACTCTGACCGCCACGGTGGGGGAGGAGGAATATGCCCTGACCCCCACCTTCAGCGGTGACCGCTATGAGGCGACGCTGGAACTGGAAAATTTGGGCTACAGGCAGAATTACACCGTCACCCTAAAGGCTGCTGACCTGCTGATGGCGGTGGAAACGGCCCTCCATCTGGGCCGTGGTGTGCCGGTGTTTGACTGGGGCGAAAAGGACTTTGCATTCCACGTGCCCATCACCGCACCCTGCGTTAACGGCATCAAAAACCCGGCGTTGAAGGCCTGGCCGGTGGGTGCGGTGATCCTGATGACCCCGAACCCTAAGGACTATATCGGCGGCAAATGGGAGCAATTCACCATCCCCGGCATCGACTTAGACGCCTGGCGCAGGATCCAGGGCGCAGATACTCTGGGCGCTGCCAAGCTTGGTGAAATGGTCCTTGGAACGGAAGAGTAGCGGGCAAACTCTGTTCGCCCGCAAGGAAAGGAGTAATAATGTCATATATTAAGCAAGATTTCGAGGACGGTACCGTCCTTACTGCCGCACAATTAAACCACATGGAGGAGGGCATTGCCCTCATCGGTACGGTGGATGAGGCACTGACGGAGATTTTGGCACTGCAGCAGGCGCTGCTGGGAGGTGTGTAATGGAGGAGAAGCTGACCCGAATTGCGGAAAACTCCGTGGAGCTCTATAACCGCTGCCACAGCCATCATTACACCGCATTTGTAACCGGCGACGGTACCGACAGCCTGACGGTCAAGCTGCCCTTTACGCCGGATCTTGTGCAGCTGATCTGTACCGACCCCCGGCTGATCTACAATAACCGGACGGTGTACTTCCTGGCGGCTGACATAAACTGTCTGGGCCTGGCGGCCGGTGCGTTTCAGTATGTCCGAAACGGCAACGTGTACGGTATGACCATGACATCCACCTCGGTGTGGGACCGCATTTCCTTTCAGGAGGATGGCGCTGTGACCATCGGCGGCTTGATGGACGGGGACACGCCCTGTCTGTTTACACAGGGACTTCAGTTTCAGGTGGTGGCCACAAAGCTGACGGATAAGACCATCCGGCAGCGGTATGAGGAATTTGTGGAAGGGCTTACCGGCTCCGGCACCGCCCAGGTTTGTAAGGCCAGGGTCTATGAGGTCTTTACTGCCGAAGAGTGGGCGGCGCTGATCGCCACCAAGCCCGATTGGACGTTTCAGGAGGTGTAAATGTTTAAAATTGCCTATGGCGCAGGCCATAACAAATATACGAAAAACGGCATTCCCGGCGGAGAGAGCGAGTGGGTCTTAAATGACCGCATCGCCCGGTACTTCGCCGAAGAAGCCCAAAAATACCCGGTGGAGCTTCTGCGGGTGGATGAGGAAACAGGTCCTGTAGACCTGTATAAGCGGTGCAAATTGGCAAACGACTGGGGTGCGGACTTTTTCCTGTCCATCCACCACAACGCCGGTGTGGACGGCGGTGCCGGCGGTGGCCTGGTGGCCTTTTCCAATCCCGGAAGTGTGGAGGGCGCAGCATACAGAGATGCCATCTATGAGGCTTGTTTAGCCGCCGGCGGCATTCGTGGTGACCGCTGGAAGGGCACACTGGAAACGGCCTTCTATGTGCTGAAAAACACGGATATGCCTGCGGTTTTAATGGAATACGGCTTCATGGACTCCCGGACCGACGCCCCCATCATCGTCACCGAGGACTACGCAAGGGCCATGGCAAAAGCCACCATGGAGGGCATTGCCAAGGTTGCCGGCATAGAATGTAATAAAACGGTCTACCGGGTGCAGTTAGGGGCGTTTTTGGAAAAAGAGAACGCCTGTGCCTTTGCACAGACGTTAAAGGATCAGGGCTATGATTGCTTTGTAACGGAGGGATGCTTATGACCGAGTCTATTTTGGTGGCGCTGATCACCGGCGGTCTGTCCCTTGTCGGTGTGGTGGTGGCCAATTTCGCCACCTACCGCAAAAGCCAGGCCGCCGCCCAGGTGGCCCAGGCCGTCACCGATACCAAATTGGAGGAATTGACCCGGGAGGTCCGGGAACATAACAATTTTGCAAAGCGGATGCCGGTGGTGGAGCATGAGCTCAAGGTTTTAGGCCACCGAATCACCAGACTGGAAGGGAGTAATACATGATTTTGGAAAAATTAGCGAATTTACTGAAGGTAAAGACCATCGTCACCTTAGTGGTCGTAGCGGTCTTTGCGGTACTGGCCCTGAAGGGGACCATTACGGCGGACAACGTGATGATCGTCCTGTCCACCGTCATCTCCTTCTACTTCGGCACCCAGCACGAGAAAACGTAG